TGGGATGGGCGGTCATTCATGGCCCGAGACTCCCGAAAGCCCACGCTTGACAAGGAAGCGCGCACCGTCCCTGCGATCTCCCCCTCCGTGCTCTCCGTGTCCTTTGACTCGCTCGCTCCCGCGAGTCTCGCCCTTCGGGCCAACCTTCGGTTGCTCTACCTCCACCCCTGCGTCTCCGCGCCTCTGCGGGAGATACCCCTTTTGACACGCCCGCCGAGGCGTGACCGACCTCGACAAAATCAGCGGCGTCAAATCCTACCTCCGCCGCACCAAGAACACCGCCGAACTCCAAACCCTCGCCGACGCGGCTTTTCTTTCCGCGTCCGAGGAAGTCGTCATCACATCGATCTCGGGCGACGGCACCGCCTCGAGCGGACAGGTCTCCTTTCCAAAATGGCTCCTCCTCCAAGCCCTCGAAGAAATCCTCTCCGAAGGCACCGGCGGCCGCCAACTTTTCAACATCGCTGACCGCTCCCGCTACGGGACCGCCGTTTGACACGCCCGCCTCGGCGTGTCCGCGAAAATCAAAAAATCAAGTTCCTCTTGGGGAGGATCACGCCCCGGAGCAGGCCGCCCCCGCAAGCTCGACGCCAAAGCCGCCGCGTTCGAGGCCGCCCAGCCCTCTCTGAACCGTGGCTTGATTTGGGTCCCGACGACCGACCCGAAGCGCGAACTCACCGCCCACAGCCGACTTGAAATTCTTAAAGTTTCGCGCTGGCTCTACAACAACGCGCCACAAGCCACCTACATTGTCGAGCACCTCGCCCAGCGCGCGATCGGCACCGGCATCGTCGTTCAGCCCAAAACCTCGAACACCGAATGGAACAAAAAGGTCGATCAGTATTTTGAAGACCGCAACTGCGCCGAGGCATGGGCATTCGACGCCGGGGCACAGGTAAATTTTTACACCGCGCAAAGTCTCATCCTCCGCCAAGTCGCCATCGACGGCGACTTCTTCGCGCAATTTTTGAAAACAAAAGACGGCGCGGCTCGCGTCCGGTTCCTCGGCGGCGAGTCCATCGGCGGTGCCGGATCCTTCGCGACCGATTCGCACGACGGCGTCATTCTTGACCGCTACGGCGCGCCCGTAGCCTACACGCTGAACAGCGAAGACGGCCTCCGCGTCCCAGCCGAAGACATCCTCCATTTCCGCCACATCCGCCGCCAAGGCCAACCCCGTGGCGTCTCGTGGTTTCACTCCGCCGCCGCCAACCTCCGCGACATCTCCGAAATCAACGGATATGTGAAGGGCGCGTATAAGGCAGGCGCTCAAATCGGCTACATGGTCACTAGCACCGAAGTCGCCAAAATCGGCCTCGGCGCTGGCATGAAAACGACCAGCAACGAAGTCGGCGACCTCACCACCAGCGACCTCCCGAACGGCATCCTCCTCCCACGCCTCAAGCCAGGCGAAAAACTCGAAGCATTCAAAAACGACATCCCCGGCCAGACCTACGAAGCCGTGATGCGCGCCCTCCGCTCCGATGTCGCCTTCGCCATCGGCCTCCCGCCCGAAGCCATGATGGTCAATGTCGGCCTCGCTGGCACCGAGCAACGCGCCGTTTTGGAAGTCACTCAAAACGTCCTCGAGCGCCTTCAGCAGCAGGTCATCGATCAGTTTTGCCGGCCGTTCTACAAGTATTGGCTCTGGCATGAAATGCAGGCCGGTCGCCTCGAATACCCCGGCGACGATTGGTGGCGCCACGAATGGCTCGCCCCCCGCAAGATCACGGTGGACAGCGGCCGCGACGCCCGCGCCTACAGCGAGCAGCTCGACAAAGGTCACCTCTCCCCGACCCGCTACTACAACATGCTCGGCCTCCGAGCCACCGAGGAGGAGGACGATGTGATCGACACCTACCTCCGCCGCAAAGCCAAGTGCGACGCTCTCGGCCTCGATGTCTCGCAGGTCTTTCCGAACTCCCTCCGCAACGGCATCGCCGCCCAACAACCCGCCGAGCCGGATGCCGCCGAGCAACCCATTCAACCACCCGCACAACCATGACCACACCCACATCCACCCCGAAATTTTATGCATTGGAAAAATCCGACAACGGCGAAGCAACGATACACCTCTATGATGAGGTCGGTGCTTTCGGCTCAGGCTCAAAAGAATTCCTCGCCGACCTCGGCAAGCTCGACGGCCAACACATCCATCTCCGGATTAACTCCCCTGGCGGAAGTGTTGTCGAAGGCACGGCAATCTACAACGCCCTTCGCCGCCACAAAGGTGGGCTGACCGTTCACATCGACGCGCTCGCCGCCTCGATGGCCTCCGTCATCGCCATGGCCGGCGCTCCCGTCTACATCGCCGACAACGCTCTCATGATGATCCACAATCCGTGGACCGTCAGCATGGGAGACAGCGACCAGCTCCGCCGCGAAGCCGCTCTCCTCGACAAACTCAAAGACTCCCTCCGAAACGCGTATGTCCGCAAGACCGGCATGGAGGCCGACCGCATCGCCCAGATGATGGACGAAGAAACCTGGCTCGACGCTGTCGAAGCCGTGGCCCTCGGATTCGCCGACGCGATCGAGGAAGGCGTCGCCGCCGCAGCCACCGCGACCCCCGCCCAACTCCGCGCCCGATTTGACACGTTCGCCAAGGCAAAATCTATGGATCTAGAACCCGAAAAAACCGAAGAACCCGAAGTCGCCAACGAACCGACCCCTTTGCTCGTTGAAATTTTGGCCTCGCTTGACGAAGTCGAAACCAAATCTGCCGACCTCGACGACGAAAGCAAAGTCACTCTCTCCGAGCGTTTGCAATCCATGGCCACCGCCATGAGCGCACCCGAAGAAGAGACCACGGAAGAGGCGACGAAAAAAGAGGACGAAGAGTATGCCTCTGAGCCTCAAGCGAAAGCCACCGCAGCCGACGCGATCCTCGCCAAATACAACGAAGTGATCGCCCGTGCCGAAGCCGCCGAAACTCACGCCAAAGCGATCGAGTCGAAACTCGAACTCGTGAAAGGCGAACTCGCCACCAAGTGCGAAGACCTCGACCGCCTCGAGCGTTCCCTCGGTCTCTCACCTGCCCGCGTCGTTCCCGCCGTCGACCAAGTGCAAGACTCTGGATCCATTTACGACCAGTGGAAAAGCGCCAGCGGAGCCGACAAAACCCGAATCTTCCGCGCCAACCGCAAAGCCCTCGAAGCCCACTCGAGACTGCACGGCGTTTGACACCCCACCAATCACCGAACCCAACCACCACCTAATCCAAACCACCCACTAATATGGCCACCACCATCTCATCCGAACTCAAACTGAATGTCGTCCTCGACAGCGCACTCATCGCGCTTCGTGAAGCACTTCTCCCGATCAACTCCTTCTCGACCGTGTTCAACTCGGTCCCACTGCAAGGCACCGACAAAATCTCGGTTCCGTTTTTCCCTCTCGCCACTGACGCGACGAGCGACTTCAACGGCACCTACGCCTTCGGCGACACGAACGCGATCAACTCCCGCGAGATCACGGTCAACAAGCGCAAATACCAAGCGCTGTCCTTCACATCGAGCGAACTCGCCCGCCAGCCTTATTTCAACCCCGAGCAACTCGGATTCTTGAAAGGCCGCAAACTCGCCGAGGACATCCTCCGCGACATCCTCTCGATCGTCACCCTCGCCAACTACGGCGCGGCGATCCACACCGGCGCGGCCTCCGCGTTCGACAGCGAGGACATGGTCAACATCAAGACCGCGCTCGACCAGGCCAAATGGAGCAAGTCCAGCCGCGTCATGATCCTCGACAACTCCTATGAAGGCGCGCTCCTCAAGGACGCCGGAATCAAAAACGCCGCCGCAGTCGGCAGCGCATCGGCCATCCAAAACGGCCGCCTGCCACAGATCGCTGGATTCGATGTGATCGGCACGAACCTGATCCCCGGCAACAGCCAAAACCTCGTCGGCATGGTCGCACTCCCCGAGTCGATCTTGGTCGCCTTCTCGCCCATCCAGCCATCACCTGGCGTGCTCAACCACCTCACCAGCTACGAGACCGCCGTTGATCCAGAGACCGGCCTCACCATCGAGTATCGCGCATGGGCTGACCCCGACACCGACACCGAAAAACAAGTCCTCGAGGTCAACTACGGCTACGCCCTCGGCCACGCCGCCGCCCTCAAGCGCATCGTCTCGGCTTAATCCTGATGCGCCTAGCAATCACGCTCACCCGCACCGGCAACACTTGGAAGGTGGAAAGCCTTCCGAGTGTCCCGCTCGGCGAGCAGCTCGCAGCCTTCAAAGCCAAGCAAGTCGCCGGCGAGTTGACCGCAGACGAAACGCTCGTCGTCTCCCTCGGCGACACCCTCAAGCGCCACATCTGCAAAGCCAAGCCATCCGCTCCCGCCGTTGAGGTGGAAGCCGAAGAAGAGTCACCAAAGAAAAAGAAGTAATTCCCGCAAGCGCGCCCGCACCGCGCTCCTCGCCCGCAAAAGCCCTCGCCGTCTCACTCCGGCGGGGGCTTTTCTTTTTTCCCCTCCGTGTCTCCGCGCCTCCGTGAGATCAAATCTTTTGACACGCCGCAAGGTTCGTGTCGCCCACCGCTCGCAACGCCCTCGCTCTCCGCTCCGCGCAACTGCGCCAAACCGCGCACGGCACCGCGGTCAAGTTTCGCCAGGCTGAAATCGTCGTCTGCCTCGCTCCCGTTTCTATCGGCCTCGATCTCGAAACCGGCGGTCTCCGCCAAGGCGGCGAGTTCTCGATCCGCTTTCTAGCCGCCGACCTGCAAAGCCCACCCCGCCGAGGCGAAGCCGTCACCTTCAGCGCCAAGACCTATTTCATCAGCCAAGTCAGCGAGACCCACGCCCCCGGCGAATACCTCGCCACCATGTCGCCAGGAGGTGCCGCGTGAACATCCCCGTTGAAACCTCACTCGCCGCGTGGCTCCGCAGCCAGCCCGCCTTTGACGGCATCCCCGTCCACACCGGCCAGAGCGCCGAGACGATCCCAGCCGACTGCTCGGTCCTCCTCGCCGGGTGCGAATCCACCGAAGCCGTCGCCCGTGGATTCTACAAGGCGACCGCGAGCATCGTGCTGGTCACTCCCTCCGTCATCGAAGGATCCCTCGAAGCGCACGCCGCCCTCGCCGAATCCCTCCGCGCCTCCCTGCTTTCCGCCGCCGATTTGGCCGACGCCTTCGAGCCCGATCTCACCCTCGCCGGCGCCGACCTCCGCAGCGTGGACGACAGCCAATCCGACGGCCGCTGGGTCACCACCGCCGCCCTGACGCTCGCCTTCACCGCGTCCGGCATTTGACACGCGACTCCCTTCCGAAACCCGCAACCAAACCAACTCCACCACCACCATGGCCGCCACACTCTATCGCTCCACCGCAGTCAGCTCCGCCGAATACGGCACGCCCAATGTCACAGGTCTCATCGTCACCAGCTTTTCCGTCAACGAAACCGCCGCACTCTCCGAGGTCAAAGACGACCAAGGCGGCGTTGTCGCCGTCGCCGTCGCCGAGCCGATCCAAGAAATCTCGATCGAAGGAATGCGCACCGGCACCTTCTCTGCTTCGGTCGGCAGCGCGTTGACCATCACCATGCCAGGCTCCGTGGACCTCGGCGCGACGACCATCGTCACCGGCCTCACGAGCAACTTCGCCGCCGAGCAGTTCGAGACCGTCTCTCTGACCGCCCGCTCCTACCAGACCACGATGACGGCTTCCTAAGCCAACCCGCACCCAGCGCCCGGCGCGTGTGATTCACCGCGCCGGGCTACCTACGAAAAATTATGACAAAACCTCTCGCTGTATTCAGCACCCGCGACCTCAAGCTCGCCACGATCTTGCTCACGCTCGGATTCGAGGCCGAGAACCCCGCCGCCCCCGCCACGCGCATCCGCCGCGATTCCGGCGACGAGACGACCGTCTTCCATTTCGTGGCCAACCATCCCACCTCCGGCCAGCAGGCCAACCAGGTCATGGAGTGGTTCCGCGATGCTGACATTTTCCTCGAGAAAAACCCCGAGCATCCCGTGGCCTACATCCTCGCCGCGCTCCGCAACCGCGACACGCTCGTCAGTGTCGTCAAAGCGACCCCGCGCCAGCTCGTCTTCGAGCGCAACGGGAAAATCGTCTCGATCTCCGAGAACGCCACCGAAGCCGACAAGAAGCGGTTCGCCAAATTTCTATGAAAAAAAACAACGACAAATCCACCACGAACGAAACCCTCGAAACCGACGACGAAGTCCTCCGCGAGCAGGCCATGCGCGACGGCACCAAGCGCGTCGGCAAGTTCAAGCTCCGCCCATGCGTCCCCGGCACCATCTCGATCATCCGATCGAACCTCCTCGAGAAGCGCGATGAATTTTGGTTCGTCGCCGCCTTCGCATTCGTCCACACCGCGCCGATCGAGGATGTCCTCGCCGTGGACAGCGACCCCGAGGAATTCAACAAAGCCGTCCGCCGCTGGCAGCTCGAGAACATCGCCGACCTCGACGATCAAAACGAACTGTCGAAGCTCGTCTCCGCTGCATGGGATCGCGTGAAC